ATATTAGTGATGAGTTTAACAGCAATCCAAGACCAACTGCATTTAGCATTGTCAATACTTTTGATATTAATGCTAAGAGAGCATTAAAGTATATTACTTATGTAAAAGATAGAAGATTTACCCAGCAAAGACAACTGTTGATTGTTGATCTGGTTCATGATGGATCATTTGGTTATATGAACCAATACGGTAGGGTTGAAACCACATATGATCAAGGATCATTTGATTTTGCAATTTCAGGAACTCAGGGTCAACTTCAATTCTACCCAACGAAATTTACTGTAAATGATTATGATGTCACCAGCATTTCCTATAACCTTGATGATAATCTTTTGAGTGCAGGAAGCACGGTTATTGGAAGATCTTTGATAAAAACTGATAGTGTTGCTATTGCTTCTGGAATCACAACAACTATAGTTGGAATTGCTAGCACATATGCTTCTGCTAAAGTTTTAGTGCAGATAACTCCAGATTCTTACAGTGGTAATGAATTTGAATTTAGCGAATTGAATGTTTTACATAATGGAACCGATGTAGAAATGCTTGAGTATGGTCCACTAATTACTTCTTCTGGTCCATACTACACAAGTGGATTTGGAACATATTTTGCGTATCTTGATGGGTCTTCACTTAAAGTTGATTTCACGCCAAATGCAGGCGTTGGAGTTGGCACAACAGGCGTTATCAACACAATTACAGTTGGGCTTGCTAATTCCACATTTAGTGGAATTGGAACAATTAACATGAAACATGCACGTCTTGAGTCAAGAACAACTTCAATATCTGCCTCAGGATCTCCAACTGAAAATGTAATTGCAGAATATGAATCAGAAGGAACATATGATGTTGGTTATTTCATGATTCAAGTTTGCGATTCTACAAATAATCAGTACCAGTTCTCTGAATTTATTGTTGTAGATGATTATCAGGATGGAGTTGCTACTTATCAAACTTATGATACCGAGTATGGAACTATCGAAACCCTCTCTGGACTTGGAACTATAGGATCAAGAGTCATCAAGGACCCTGTAGGGTCTGCTGTGACCACTCAAGTTCTCTTTACACCAAATGCAGGTATTGATGTAAACGTTAATGTTTTTATGAATGCACTGAGACATGAAGATGACACTAGAGATGAAATTGATTTCAATAATGGAACTATTGAAACTGGATTTGGAATCTATCAAGGAACAGAAAGAGACATTAAGAGAGCGTTCAACTTAACTCACAAAAATGATCCTATCTTTGAAAGAGAATTTTTAGGAAATAGTTCTTCTATAGTTGATCTTACAGAAAACACTATATCCCTGCCGAATCACTTCTTTGTTTCTGGTGAAGCAATTGAATATTATCATGCTGGTGCAGGATCGACACAAGCAATTGGTATTGCGTCCACTTCCTTTGTTGGTGTTGGAACAACTGACAAACTTCCTAGAAATGTATTTGCTGTAAAGGTAAATGAGGACAAGATTAGAATTGCTTCCAGCGCACAGAATGCACTAAAATCAGTACCAGAAGTTGTAGATCTCACAAGTGTTGGTATAGGAACTTCTCATAGATTTGTTTCTACAAATCAAAATGCAAAAGTTATTGTGTCTCTGGATAACATTATCCAATCTCCTATTGTATCAACTGCACTGACAACAACACTTGCAGATAGTGTTGTTACCACTGATGATCTCATTAAATTCACTGGAATAACATCATTCTTTGGTGGAGATCTTATTAAGATTGGTAATGAAATTATGGTGATTGAAGGAGTTGGAATTGGATCTACAAATTCAATTAGAGTTCGTAGATCTTGGTTGGGAACTGCATTAGCAGGTTACTCAACAGGAAATCTTGTTACTAAAGTTATTGGAAATTATAACATTGTTGATAATACATTAAACTTTGTTGAAGCACCTTATGGCAATACTCCTCTTGGAACTAGTACCAATCCACCTGATGAAAGAGATTGGGTAGGAATTTCTACAGGATCAAGTTTTAATGGAAGAATGTTCATGCGCTCTGGTGTGACAAATACTTCAAATGAAACTTACTATAAGAACTATGTCTTCAATGATATATCCCAAGACTTCAATACGTTAAACAATGAATTCACATTGAAATCAAACGGATCTAATGTTTCTGGAATTGCTGATGAAAATGCAATCATTCTTATTAATGACGTATTCCAAGGTCCTGGACTGACTAATGATTATGTGTTGTCTGAGAGCGTTGGAGTAACTACAATTACATTTACAGGAATCGCTCAAACTGTAACAACTGACGTTGGCATTTCCAGTTTCCCAAGAGGAGGTATAATCGTCTCAGTTGGTTCTACTGAAGGATTTGCTTATCAACCATTGATCTCTGCTGGAGGAACAGCAACTGTTTCTGGTCTTGGTACTATTTCTGCTATCAGCATTGGAAATAGTGGTTCAGGATACAGATCTGGAATTCAAACTGTTGTTAATGTTGGAGTTGGAACATCCAGTACTGGAATTCCAAATATTGAATTTATTGGAACTGCTGCTATTAGTGGTGGTCACATTGTTAGTGTTGCAATCACTAATCCAGGATCTGGATATACCTCCACAAATCCTCCATATGTGTTCTTTGATTCTCCATTAAGTTACACTAATATACCTTTATCATACTCTTCAGATTCACCTTCTGTTGGAATAGGAACTCAAGCAACTATCGACATAGTTGTTGGTCAAGGTTCTAGCGTAATTGATTTTGAAATCAAAAACACTGGATATGGATATAAAGTTGGTGAAATTTTAACTTTACCTGTTGGAGGAGCGATCGGAATTCCTACTACATCTGCGTCATTTGAAGAATTCCAGATTACAATAGATAGAACATTTACTGATGAATTTACTGGATGGTCTGTTGGAACCCTGCAAGTTTTAGATGATATTGAGCAATATATTGATGGAGATAGAAAGTCTTTCCCACTTACATTAGCAGGAAATGTAGTTTCTATTGTTGCTTCTAAGGGTTCTAAGATTAATGTTCAGGATGTACTACTTGTATTTGTAAATGACATTTTACAAGTTCCTGGTATAGGTTACGTCTTTAATGGCGGAAGCATACTTACATTTACAGAATCGCTGAAAGTTGGAGATTCTGTGAAGATTATATTCTATAAGGGAAGTGGAGATAGTGATGTTATCAGTAGAGAAATTCTTGAAACTGTAAAAGTCGGTGACGATCTTACCATTGGTTATGATGCTTCAATTGGACAAAATTCTTATCTGCAAGAAGATCCAAGAACAGTTACAAGTGTAAATTCTACTGATCTTGTTAATACCAACCCATATTTTGGACCTGGAAACACTCAAGACGAAAATCTCCTGAGACCTGTTGTTTGGTGTAGACAGACTGAAGATAGAATTATCAACGAAAAAGAAGTTGGTAAGGATAGAGAAATTTATGAACCAGTTATTAACCCAATTGCATATGTAATTAAGTCTGTTGGAATTGGATCCACTGAGATCTACGTTGATAGAATAAGACCACTCTTTGATGGCAAAAATGAAAATGATACTTCTTTAATATTCCAAAATTCTGTTACATTCTTGACTCAAGGAGTTAAGATTGCGGCCGCGGCCACTGCAGTAGTTTCAACCTCAGGAACTATTTCATCTGTTGCAATTTCTACTGGTGGAGTTGGTTATACAACTGCACCTCTGGTAAGTATTGCTGGAACTGCTGGAGTAGGCATTGGTGCTACAACTACTGCTCTTGCTGTTGCAACAATAGGTGCAGCAGGAACCGTGACTGGAATTGCAATTACAAGTGCAGGATTTGGATACACGACTTCAAATCCACCACTGGTCCTTATTTCTCCTCCACCAACAAGTTCAGAAACAAATTCTGTTATTTCATATACAGGTGATTCTGGTATAATCGTTGGATTTGGAACCACTTCTGTTGGTATTGGTACAACTCAAATGATCTTTGACCTGCATATACCTACAGATTCTCCATTAAGAGATACTGGTTTGGTTGGTACAGCAATCACTCTAAGTTCTTTATCAACAAATGACTATTTTGTTGTTAAGAATAGTATTGTAGGAATTGCAACGACTACCATTAAATCTTTTGATGGTGGTGGAAATGTAATTGCTATTGGAACTGCTTTTGTTGATAATGTTTACGTCGTTAATAGAGCAGAATTGGTAACCAGAACAACAGGAATTAATAGCGATGGAGTTGGAATTGGAACATCTATCTGTAAGAGAGTCTTTGTAAATATTGATCAGTTTGATTATTCTTATAGTGGAATTACTTCATCCAATTCGTTTGGTGAGTTCTCATGGGGCAAAGTCACGCTTGATGGAAGAACCGTGGTTACTTCATATCCAGCTCGTACCCTCTCTGGTATTGGCACAAATGAATTTACTGGAATATCTTCATCAACTATTTTACAGAGAACCAAAAACCTGAAGTATAAAAATTACATCATCTAATTGCTGATAAATAAAGAAAAAACTCTGTCCAATGGCTGCTATTATAACTGACCAAATTAGAATATTAAACGCAAAGAATTTCGTTGATGGAGTTAGGTCATCTAGCAATTCATATTATTCGTTCATTGGATTACCAAATCCAACTGATATTCAGTCTGATTGGGATTCTAATCCGCCATCTCCAAAAGATAATTTTAATGAGGAGAACAAGTATTGGGATACCATGATTGCTCTGAAGAAAATTACTTCTTCAGACATTAGACAAGTTGTGGTCAGAAGACCCTGGTCATCTGGAACCACGTATGACATGTATCGTCATGACTATAGCAGATCAAATACTGCTAAAATTTCAGGTGCAACTAATCTCTATTCTGCTTCATACTATGTTTTGAATAGTGATTATAGAGTTTATGCTTGTCTACAAAATGGAACAGATCCTGATAATCCTAATGGTAGACCATCTCTTGATGAACCAACATTTACTGACTTAGAACCAAGGTCTGCTGGTAGCAGTGGAGACGGTTATATTTGGAAATATCTTTATACTATTAAACCAAGTGATATTGTAAAATTTGAATCTACAGATTTTATTCCTGTACCTCAAGATTGGGCAACCAATTCTGATAATGCTCAGGTTAGAGATAATGCTGTTGACGGATCAATCAAAATTGCTACCATCACAAATCGTGGCGTTAACATTGGACCAATTGGTGGAACTCAGTATACACGAGTTCCAATTAAAGGTGACGGAATTGGAGCAGAGTGTACAATTACAACAAATAATGATAGAAAGGTTGAATCAATAACAATTTCAAACCAAGGTTCTGGATATACCTATGGAACTGTTGATTTAGTTGCAGGTGGAGTTCCTACAGGAACAACAAGACCTACTTTTAGTGTTATTATTTCCCCTAAAGGTGGACATGGTGCAGACATTTATAGAGAACTTGGTGCATATAATGTTCTAATGTATTCTAGGATTGAAAATGATATTTCAAATCCAGATTTCATCACGGGCAATCAAATTGCAAGAGTGGGTGTTGTAGAAAATCCACAAAAAACCGATTCTTCACTTTTAGTTTCTGATAAAGCAAGTGCAGTTTATGCTCTTAAATTGACAGGTGCTGGCTATAGTTCTGCAACCTTCACTGCAGACTCTTTTGTAACCCAGACCATCGCTACAGGATCAACTGCTGCTGGTAGAGTTGTAAGTTACAACCAAACTACAGGAGTTTTGAAATATTGGCAAGATAGAACTCTTGCAGGGTTTACAACTGCTGGTATTGGAATTACAAATCCAACTTATGGATATGAACTCAAAGAGTTTACTGCTACTCCAGCATCTGGTGGAAGTTTAACAATCGTTCCTTCATCAGGTTCAAATTTGGCTATCGATACTTCCTTCACAGGTATCTCTACAGTAATAAATAATAGGACCTACTATCTTGGACAAGAGTTTTCTAGTGGTTTAGCAAGTCCTGAAGTGAAAAAATATTCTGGAAGTATTATATACGTTGATAATAGACCATCTATTACTAGATCATCAAACCAAAAAGAAGATATCAAAGTCATTTTGCAGTTCTAAAGAATTATGCCACAGCAAACTAATCTCAACGTAGCACCATATTTTGACGATTTTGATCCTGCTAATGATTATCATAAAGTATTGTTCAAGCCTGGATATCCAGTTCAGGCTAGAGAGTTAACGACTTTACAGTCGATACTGCAAAATCAAATTGAAAAATTTGGACAGCACTTCTTTAAAGAAGGGGATAAAGTAATTCCAGGAAACACAGGATACACTCAACTTTATTATTGTGTTCAATTAAATAATAATTATCAGGGAGTTCCTGTATCTGCATATGCAGATCAACTCGTTGGGACTAAGATTACTGGACAAACTTCTGGAGTAACTGCATACGTTGATTATATTTTGCTTCCAGAAGATTCAGAAAGAGGAAATCTGACTCTTTATATAAGTTATATTGGTTCAAGTACAAGAAATAATTCAACACAAACTTTCAGTAATGGTGAAGATTTAGTTTGTAATGAAATCATTACCTCTGGTCTATTAGGAAATTCTCTAATTGAAGTAGGATCTCCATTTGCAACTACACTTGCAAGTAATGCATCAGCAACAGGATCAGCATTCCAAATTGAAAGTGGAGTATACTTTGTTAGAGGTAACTTTGTTAATGTCAACAAAGAAACTCTAATTCTTGATCAATATACAAATACTCCAAGTTATAGAATTGGATTATTTGTAAGCGAAGAAATTATTAATGCAG